CCAATAATGTTGGCTTGCCAGTTTGAGGCGTGGCTTGGTCGCCTAGCGCACCAGCAACAATAGTAGCGCCCCGACCCTTGCGGCGTTTGCGCTCTTCAGCCATTGCCTCCTCAGACAAAGCCGCAGCCCTTTCGTAATCAGCCTGTGCTGGTGGCTCTGGAGGTGGAGGTGGTGCCGGAATTGAAGGTGCCTTAAATAATGAACCCATAACTATCTCCTATACCGTAGCTCTTGGGCTACCGCCGCGAACCAAAACGCCAACCTCTTCCATAGTTCCGGCAGGCCCAGCACGTTTTGTACGTCTGCGACCACGGCCAAGAACTGTCTCATCGGCAAGCGCAGTAACCTCTGGTGTAATCTCCGGTGTAATTTCTGGCGTTACATCTGCCCGAACTGGCTCTGGCTCACCCGCTGCCATTATTGTTGTCGGCTTAAAGTCAGGCCGGCCAGTATAAACACCGCCTTCGCCAACAGTTCCCATAATTCTACCAGACGGGTCAGTAACTGCTTTTTCACCAGCAACCAACTTCTCAAGGGTTGTTGTTGCCATTTTCTTTCCGGCAATATTCAACACGTTCATAGCCACTGTGCCAGCGCCAGGAATTTTTATTTCACCGGCAGGAAGCTGACCTACGTTAATACGCTTAGCTAAATCGCCAAGACCCTCAACAGTAACATCTGTTCTTCCAGCTAACCCTCCGACAGCACCAGCACCAACAGTAGCCATTACTTCGCCTGGGCTAACCCCGCCAGGACGGTAATCACTTACTTTGCCGATAGTGGCTCCTGAAGGAGTGTATCTTACGCCGACCTCGGCTTTCTTACCCAACGCCGCCTCACGAACATCAGTAACAATTGGTTTTGGCGCTGGTGCTGTTGTTGGTCTTGTTGGCTGACGAGTTCTACGTCTCGCACCACCACCACGCTCACCTGTGCCGCCGCCGCCACCGCCTGAACCCATCTTAATTCTCCTTCAATTTGTGGAAACCCAGCTTTCCGGTTTCCGTTCTTAGCCAATAGCAGTCACTATAGCCCATTTCCATAAAAATGTCTTTCAAAGAGCGAAAGCCCTCTAATATGCCCCGCTTACCCCCAAAACAGATAAAATCAACAATCCAAGGACTATCGCCATCACCACGCCAAGCGGCAGGTGGGAACTGATTTGTTTCCAAATATTCATCTGTGTGTTTCTTCTCAGGAAACGCCCAGGTTGCAAACAAGTACGGTACACCTTCAGCATCAATACCAAAGATGTAATTCCCCATAGATAAGGGCGGGTCAATATACGTCATGCGCTCAACGCGACTATAGCCCATATGATACGGGCTGTGTTGCATCATTAAATGCGCAGTGTCGTAATGGAAATCATTATTTATCATCATAGCGTGAAAGGATTGTACTCCATTTGGGCAACCGCTTGCGGAGGCCGTGTAATACGTTGGCGATTTTCAAGGCCAACAGCGAGATACCTAAACGCATCTGCTGCATGACTCGTGAAATCATGTCGCGGATGGTCTCTAAACATTTTTCTACGTTCATCCCATTCCTGCCTATACTGACGCAGCATCTCAATGCCTGTCACGCATTTATCTCTGTCAAAATAACATTTAGGTAATAACATACGCGCCGCATTAATGCCATCCGCTACCTTCATCTTAGGAACTACCTTGAACCGAAGCCCCAGCGTTGCAGCAGTCTCTAACCTTGATTTACCGCTACCAAGCTCCCGCACCTCAATGTCATGCGGGGCCAAGTGGTCGCCATAAGTGTAATCCTTCCTATTCAAAACATCTGCATAGTGGTCAAGCCCCACGCCGCCGTTCTCATAGTAATCAATCACATTAACCGCCCCGCCACGGAATACTTGCGCAAACCAAATGGCTGTTGAGTCGTTCACGCCCAAATCCCAAGCAGTATGCACCGGATAGGCTGGGTCATACGGAACCCGCGTAATACGCCCCTCATCATCAGCCTCTGACATTAATTTGCCGTAATACGCACCAATGATTGCCGCCGTGAAGGAACACTCGTACTCCTGCTCATACTGCTCCGGCGTCATCTGCACCCTAGCAGCATCCAGCTCAACTTCCTTCACCAGCCCACTCTCACTGGCCTTTACTATCTTCCAGTACCACTGGTCGGAACCGTTCTCACTCTCTGACCGCGCCTGTTCCAGTAAATCAAAAAAATGATTATGGCCGGCAGGGGTTCCCAAAAAGATGGCCGCACCCTCTCTGTCAGACAGTGCCGGCCTCACGACCTCCCCCCACACCCGTGGGTTCTGCATACCAAATTCATCGAAGATAGCCATATCCAGATAAATACCGCGCAGAGCATCAGGATTCTCAGCAGACAATAGCATCAGCCTGCCGCCATTAGGAAAGTCCACCCTGAGTTCAGTCTCATTGAAAGAAACGCCAGGAATCACGGACGCATAATACTTCACATAATCCCAAGCAATCCGCTTGGCCTGCGTAAAGGTAGGCGCAATGAACGCAACTCTGGGCCTTGGTAGCTCACAAGTGAGTGCGTGTTTAATTAAATGATTTACCGCAAATACAGTCTTGCCAAAGCGCCTGTGCATCACTAAGACGTTCCAGCGCTTCAAGCTGCTGTGCATCTCAGCTTGGAGCGCACGAGGCTTGTAAGGTATCTTTACGTTCATTAGCTTTCCCACATGATGCGAATCCCGCCGTCAGTCACCTCAACGCCAGCCTTGTTCTTCTGCTCACCATAGCGCTCCGGTATAATCTTTTGCACCTTCCAGCGCACATGATGCGCATAGTCACGCAATACATGCGGGTCATAGTCTTTCACTTTGTTCAAAGCATCATCGTACAGCTTATCAAGCTCCTCAAGAGCCTTCTCAGCGCTGTACTGCTGCGCAATGCGCACAGAAGCGTCTAGCTCTGCATTGCCCTTCATGCGCTTGTACAAAGCCTGTCTGGTAATGCCGGCTTTTTTGCAGGCATCGACCATCGTATAGCCGTCAGCAAGGTCGCTGAGTATTTGCTGGGTGGTGAACTTCGTTAGCTTCGTCATGTTTGCTCCGTAGGCTGTGTGGTTAGTCTGTGTGTCTGTTAGGGGCAATTAACATATAAATAGCGGAGCCGGTCCGTCTGGGGGTGCCGGCATTGATAAGCATCCCCCTATACCATGCGTGTTCTGTGTTTCCTGCCAGGAAACTTTGTTGCCAGCCAATCAACGCCATGATACGCTGACCGCTGCAGTGCTGCGGGGACCATGACAACGCTTTGTGTGTTGTGAGACAAGTCCCTACCGATTCCGCTCCAATGTTTCCAATGCTTTATAATATATACACGCGCTGGAGCTGCTGTAAACTTTTTTTGCATTGTGTGCTTTTTTCTCTTGACGATGCGGCAATGCTTGCCTATATGTGAATCATCAACAACGCAATCGGGAGCTTGCACAATGAAAACCGATAGACACATCGAGATAGCACGCCAGCATTTAAAGGCTGGCAATGTTGAAGTTTACAAAAACTACATGAGAGCTTTGTTTAATCGCTCAATGTCAAAGCGCAACACTGCGCTGATTCTTGCCGCGCTGAAACAGGACGGCATTGAAGTATAACCACAACGCAAACGGGAGCTTACACCATGAAAAACTCAACATTACTTGCAATTACCATGATTATCGCCGCAATGTTCTGTGTGCCTGTAATGGTCATTGGCGCCGCAGCAATGAGCATACCTGTGTTCATTGCTGGCGTTTTACTTGCTGTCATTGCCATGATTTCTATGGCCGGCATGTTCATCACCACAGATTAATCACAACGCAATCGGGAGCTTGCACCATGTCTTATCAATACGTCTACAGCAATCACAACCAATACTGGGTTAGCTATCGTGGCACCAGTAACGGCGCATATATTCGCGCCAGCTCAGCACATGCCGCTAAATGGATATATGCCCAAGGCGAGGGCCTATCATCTATTGTTTACTTAACAGCAACCAAGAACCGGAGGGCTTAACCATGACACATTACATCACAAAATTGCGCGATGACGCCAATAACAGGACACAACACCCAAATGTCGAGTGGTTTGACAGTAGCTACCACAACGATGTTTGTGACTCTATTTCGGCAGATGTTGACAGCCAAGGTGAATGGTATGTTCAGCTTTTTGCTTTTGAGTCAAAAGAGGCGGCGCAAGTTGAAGAATTTGACGCAATTTATGCAACACGCATTGTAAAGAACGGTGAGGACGACTGGCACAATCCACTGGTCATTGCAACCGATGACATGTCGGAAGCTCTGTCTATTGCCATTGAAGCGGCAGAACAGATGCAGGGTGAATACTTAGCTCACAAAGCCCAAGATGGCGGGTTTGAGCATGATGGCGTGTGGATAGAAGACCGCACGAAATCACCCTGCGGGCGCTTTGACTTGACGCCGGAACAATCCGATGAAATCTACGGCAAAACGACTAACTAGGCCGAAACCTTGCCCGACAATGTCGGGCTTGGTCTGCTGGTGGGGCCAGCACTGATGAGGCCATCAGAAACGCCATTATAGGAGGGTTACACAATGGCAAAGATAGACACGCAAGAACAGTTATTTTTGCATTGCAAACACATTGCGGAGCAGATTAACTCCGGTGAATACGAAACGCACGATTCAGACGAGCCATGCAACGCCTATGATTACCTATCGGACGCGTTGGACATAGAATACACTGTCAGCAGTCAGGGCGAATATTTAGGCGCAAGAGTGCTTGTCGCCTACGGTGGCCCGAATATCTGGATTAATACACGCACTAAAACCATTGAGGGCTACTGGTGGTCTGATAGGGCAAAGGCCTACTATTATGATGACGCACTAGGCCTAGATGACGCATTAGCCGAATTATGGGCCAGCAAATAGGAGGCAGTAACATGACCGAGCAAACAACAGAAATATGCGCGAATATCCTATTCATCATAGTTATGGGCCTAGTCATATGGGGCTTAATGGGCGCCGAGGCATGGCTGTGGCAGCTATTCGCCTACTTTATCGGCCTATAAAGGCCACTGACAGGCTTTAACCGCTTGGCGGGTGTAATACCACCCGTCAGGCATCACCGGCCCTAGACGGGCCTCAAATCGCCATTAGCCAATAGGAGGGTTTTGTTATGGCAAAAGTAGGTAGACCAAAACTTGAAAAGAACATGACGGCAGTCGAGAAAGACGAACGGTTCTGGGACTCGATGGGGGCGGAGCGGCAACACTCAATTTTAGCAGTGTTGGCAACCGGCAGCACAATCATCGGCAAAGCTCAGCAATTCGAGTCACCGACAGTCGAAGACATGGCTGAGCTTGGTGCCGCCATGTCATTCATGGCTGAATCATTCGGCCTAGAAGACTAGCAGAGAAAGGGGCAGCGCGGTGCTGCCCCTCACTGCCTGACATAGAGGAGGCATAGAGATGTACGCAGTATTTTACACGTTGCGGTTTGAGGCTGGTGTCAGCGGAGAACCCACAAACAAAGACACCTATCAGATAGTAAAGAGCAGAGAGGATGCACAGGCTATGTTGCAGCAGGTGCAGACTATCAGCGCGGAGAACTTCTATTGCGGAGGCATTGGTCGCATTGAGGAGGCGACAGAACCGCATTGGATGGGCAGTGAACCGATGGGGCTGGACGACTGATGACAGGTAAGGACTTCAGAGAAAGGCGCGAGTTTCTTGGCTATTCGCAAGCTGAGTTCGCAAAGAAGCTGGGCCTGTCACCGCGCACCATCCGGTACTACGAAGCAGACGAAGTGCCAATCAACCGCACAGTCGAACTGCTATTGCAGGCAATAGAACTGGATGAGAAATAAAAACAAAAAAATAAAAACAAAAAACGCAATGCAGTGCTATGTAGCATTGCATTGCAGTATAGCTGTGCATCACTGCTGTGCTTCTTTTTTTATATCAAAAGATTTTGTTCTTTCACTGCTACTGCAACACTGCAATGGATTGCTGCGATGCTTTGCGTTGTCGCTACGCGATTTTAATCACCTGTGGATAACTCTGTCAATACAGAAAATGGAGGAAGAGAAATGAATGTATTGTCACTATTTGATGGAATGGCCTGTGGGCGTATCGCTCTGGACAGGTGCGGCATAACACCGCGCCGATACTTTGCCAGCGAGATTGACAAATACGCCATGCAGATAGCCAAGAAGAACTGGCCCGACATTGTGCATATCGGAGACGTTCAGGACGTTATGTGGCCTGAGACATTCGAAGGCGAACAGATAGACTTGCTTATCGGCGGCAGTCCATGCCAAGGGTTTAGCTTTGCCGGCAAGCAACTAAACTTTGATGACCCTCGAAGCAAACTGTTCTTTGAATATGTCCGGCTGTTGAAAGAGACGCGGCCGCGCTGGTTCCTGTTAGAAAATGTCCGAATGAAACAGCAGAGTCAGGACATCATCAGCGAGATGCTTGGCGTCCACCCTGTAGCAATCAACAGCAGTTTGGTATCAGCGCAGAACCGCTACCGACTCTACTGGACAAACATTCCATTCCTGCTGCCAATGGACAAGGGGCTGGTCATGCAAGACATCCTCGAACATGGCTATGTTGACAGAGATAAGTCACACTGCCTAGACGCAAACTACTGGAAGGGCGGCAATCTTAAACAATACTTTGAAAAACATAGGCGACAGCTTGTTTTTGATAACGATAGCTGTTGTGGACTGTACAGAAAGTTAACCCCGATTGAGTGTGAGCGATTGCAGACCGTGCCAGATAACTACACCGAAGGCGTAAGCAATTCACAACGCTACCGGATGCTGGGTAATGGCTGGACTGTAGACGTAGTGGCGCACATACTAGCTGGCATTAAGTAGGCACAAAAAAAGGATAGGCACGACAGATTTGGCCTATCCTTTTCTTTGGACAACCCTTTCGGGCCGCTAAGTATCACTGAATATATTAGTGCTGCTGGGGCAGATTGCAATACTGTTTTGCAGAGTTTTTTAGAACCGGCCTTTGACCGCAGTACACTGAACCGAAACGACTGGCGGCACCTCATAGTTTCTTGCTACGTCCTGCGTGACATATGCCTCGCGCTTCTCAGCGTAAAACTGACATTCCTCAATGGTGCTAAACCGTGTCTTTTCTTTAGCCATCCAGCACGGATTCGCCGGCTGACCGCCCAGTGTTATGGCAAAACAAAGTGCCAAGATTGTCTCAAACATCACACATACTTTCACTCACTAGCATACACCAAGTATCGAAATCGACCTCAGCTACATTGTCTTTCGACATATACACAGGGGATATACTTGATAGCCGGACAACACATCGAATCGGGCAACGGTCATACTTGTATATCAAGACCGGCTCTTTGCCAGACGCATTGCTTGCTGCCTCCACCTGTTCCCACCATTCTTTACGCCATGTGGTGCCG